ATGGCTTCTGTGCCAAAACCAAGTGCTTCACCAATCAGTTCTAGGTTGGTATTTGTTACTGTACCCCATGTACCACTGGCATCACCAGTAGCCATTTCATTTAGTCTAAGGTCGTTTACATAAGATGAAGCCATATCAATCTATCCTTATTATTCCAGATGTTCCTGCTGCTGGTAACACAATTTCAAATGTACCACCTGCAACTGTAAAATCTCCTCCAAACGCTAAAACTGCTATTGCTTTATCGCCATTTGTATCATTGTATATTAAAGCACCATTTGCAGTAAAACTTGCAGAAGTCCATGTGGGATTAGCACAATCAAAGTGAGCAGTTGTTCCTGTTGTTGTAACTGCTTTACTAGTCAGTGTTTCACCACCTGCAGTGTATCCAGTGCCACTTATTTCATTTGATGTTGAGTAAGCAGTTGTTCCAGCACCTAAACTAGCTGAACTTGTAAACAATGCTATCTTCAGAGTATCTGCTATTAAGTCGTGTTGTTCATCTAATAATTCAACTTTAAAAGATGTACACATTGCTTGTGATATTGACATTTATTTTCTCCTTATATTCCAGCGTTATATTCTGCTGTGTAATTTCTTGCCATCTCTTGTTGAAACAATGCTATAGCTTCATCAAATTGTGCTTTGTACAATGATAGCGTTTCTGAAGCCTTTAGGAAAGCACTAGTTTCATAAAGTGCTGCAGCCAGTAAGACATTTTCTGCATTATCGCCTATCCAAGTTGTCGTATTGCTGGAGGATAATCCTGTAACAGGAGCAACAAAATCAACTTGGTAGGCTAAAGTTGCACTGGGGGTAGGTGCGACTGTAAATATAATACCACTAGTTGTGGCATTTTTTGTACTATACATTTCTGGTGTAGACGTTGTACTAGAATTAGGATGATAATCTCTTAGATAACTATCAATTCTATGATCTAAAAAAGATACATTACTACTACTATCAGTTATAGAAACTTGTCTAATCATCCTAGCGTTAGCAACTGTATAATCAAATGTGCCTATTACAAAGTTTGCAGTTGTCACTTGTCTAAAACAAGGCAGACTTGGCAATCTTTGAAATATCATTGCTTCTGCTTGTGCTATTATATCATTGATAGAATTAGATAGCTCTGTGCTATCATCTTCCATAAAGTTTTGTATCTGTGAAACTAAGCTAGAATAATTCATTTATTGACCCCATGTACTTTCGCCCCAGTCACCACCACCAAATCCTAACTCACCTATGCTAATACTAACAGAACCAATTGCACCAGTTCCAGCAAGACCACTTTCTGTAAGAGATGCTTTTGGTATTTCTGTGCCAATAGCTCCAGTTCCAGCAAGACCAGTTTCAAGTAGTGCAATTCTCACGTTAGCACCATCTGTAACACCAATACCACCCAATGTAGCAGTACCACTCACACCAGTTGCATTAAACTTATTTGTTATTACTGCAGAACCTAAGTTTGCAGTTCCAGCAACTCCAGTTTCTGGTACTTGTGCTGAAAAACTAATAGTTCCAATTGCTCCAGTGCCACTAACTCCAGTAACATCTTGAGAATGATCTACTCTAATTGCAAATGTGCCTATAGCACCAACACCTTTTATACCAATACCTTTTTGTGCATTTTCAATTTTACTTGCAAAAATATCAGTATTAAATCCAACTACAAAACTAACATTCTCTGGATCATTGTCTGGTCTTGGTTGAAATAATGCAGTCGCATCTATTACATTTTTGGCTGGTGTTAGTTGTGGATGTTTAGGATCAAAATCACTAGGCTCAACTCTAAGGTTGTCATAGGTGGTTTTTAAGTCTGTATAGTTGACCTTGAAGCCACTTATGTCGCTTATTGCCTTTGATTTTTTACCAGTTGCGTATCTTGCCATTAGACCATATTCAATGCTGTTGGTTGTACTCTTAGACTTACACCATCATTATCGCTTTGTGCTGCAAAACTAAATGCTCTTTCATACATTTCATTTAATAATTGAAACTTGTCTGGTGCATATTTCATAGCTAACTTTGCAGATAAACCAGCACATATGGTATCACTCCATCTATAAGGTATATCTGTGTCTTGATTTGATGCGTTTACATCCTCTTGTTGGTTCATTGCCCAATATACTAAAGAATATGTAGATGTATTTGGCACACTCCAAAAATAGATTACTGGCGTATATTGCCTATCAAGCATATATTGACTTGGCTTTCCAGCATTAGATTTGTTTGGTAATTGATTGTATTCTTGTATTGTAACTCTATTTATTATTTGATCTGTATCTGAACTACTATCTCTTATGACTGCATCTAATATATCTATAGTGCCTACTGGCAGAGTATAATTAGTTGTGCCATTCACAAGTGTCAAAGTGTTTTGCGTTACAGTCCAAAAATTTATACCTCTGTTGGCAAATTCTGAGAATAATAAGTTTATGCTTCTTCGAGCAGACCTAGCATGATCTCCAGTTCTAGTTTGGGTATCGATGCCACATCTCTCGAATGCTTCACTTATTATCTCTTCAACATTAGGTCTAAATGCAACTGTTCCAGATGTTGCCATATTTCACTCTAATATTTCTTAGTCATTGTTAAAACGACTTGATACGAATCACCACTGCCTGCTCCAGTTGTGGTAAACATTATATCACCACTTGGACTTGTGCCAGTTTGTTTAGTGTTTGGTAAACCACCTATGTCTGTATAATCTACCTCACCACTTTGACCCTCATCAAGATTTAACATTATAATATCAGGACTAGCGTCAGCTAAAACTCTTACAGTCATGCCTTTAACAACCCAAGTACACTTTGTAATCTTTACTCCAGTACATGAACTACCATTGGGATTAGCTTGTAATGTTGAAACATCTACCTTTTTAACTGCAGATTCATCTCCTGTATCTACATACTGATATTGGAATGCCATAACAATTTGACGAGTATTTTCAGAAAGAATAGTGCTTGATGTTATATCTGCCAAATTAATCTCCTAAAATAGTGGGTGAAAATTTAATCTCACCCAAATTAAATTATGCAATCTGCACATACTCAATGATGAAAGTAAATGATCCAGCAGTTGTCGCATCAACTGTGTTCGTTATATTACAGAAAATAGTTCTTTCAGCAGAGGTGTATTGAGCAGACACTGGAGCAGTTGTTGCACTCTGTGTTGTTGCAACGAGTGTAGTTGTAGTTACGTTTCCTACAACGACAGTTGTTCCACCATCAAGAATTTCATCAGTTACTGCTGCGACAATCTGTGCACCAGAGCTAGATGTACCCACTTCATATCCAATATCACCAGTTCCAATAACTGGAGCAGTGGCACAAAATATTTTTATGTTAGTAATTATTGTATTAGCTGGTTGTGTAAACTGACCAATAGCTGGACTATCCCCTGCAGTAGTGTTTACAGTCACACCAGTTGCAAAGCCAACGTGCTGTACAAATTTGTTTGTTACGATACCAGTTGAAGCAATGGTGGCAACATCAGTAATTGCACCTGTTGTAGCATTTTTAGAAACAACTTTAAAACCATTTTCAGACCTAACTGGTCCAGTAAATGTAGTATTAGCCATGTCAATCTCCTTGTCTTGGCAAATGTCTGCTTTCGCAGTCAAGGGTTATGTTTAGGAGAGGAGTTATCCCCTCTCCCATCTTAATTTTTATGCGGCACCTTCTGTACCAAAAAGACCACGCCAATCAGTAAAACCAAAAGAATATCTTTCTCTTACCTTATAACGTACATTTCCAGTCTCAAAGTCTCCTTCCATCCCTCTCTTCATAGGACTTCTTTGGAACATTTTAAGACCATCTGGAACATCTGTCTTAATGAAGAATGCATCACTGTCTGTTAAACGTCTCATAATATGATACCCTTGAGGTAGATATCCACCATTTTTAATGGCGTTGAGGTCGTTATCAGCAGTGCCAGTTCTTAACTGACTTTCAAGTAGTCTTTCAGCTACGAAAGTATACGCAGTAGGAATGATTAACATCTGTCCTTGTGCGGCGATCCTAAGACCACGATCATCTTTCATATCTGCAATCTGTATCAAAAGTGACTCTAATGAGGTTTCTGATAAGTCTGCTGCAGTTGCCAAAGTATTACTTTGTGTGCCATTTTGCGTTGGGTGTGATGTATTTAATAAAGATACGCCATCACCACCAGCAGTTGAGGTTGCGTTATTTAAAACATTTGCTGCTTTGATCTCTTTTGTAGTACTCATTGATCTAGCAAGTGCTTTTGTGTAACGAGAAGCAATTGACCCATAAAGACCATCTTCTTCAGCTTCTTCTGTAATAGAGAAAGCCAAAGCAACAGTTTCATGCTGATATCTAGCAGTAAATTGTTGTGATGCAGTATCATAAGATACTCCTGCACCTTCGTCTTTAGTTGGAGCTGCACCAAACCCTGTCAACAATACATCTTCTTCAAAGGCTTTTTGAGAAGTGTTGTTTTCAAAGACTGAAGCATACTCTGGTGGGTAACTGTCATATTCTAAGCCGAACAAGGTATTCAAACCTGGCTCAAGCATTTTTGCAAATTGTGCTCTATTCATTGCCATTGTTTAAATCTCCCTATATTCCAGCACTATCTTTGAGCAAGTGCTCATTGATAAGAACTTCCATTATTGCATTAGCACCAAAGGCGTTATCTGGCTTTTCGTAAAGTCCAAGAATTTTGCAACTGGCAGTTCCAGCTCCCATAGTTCCTGATAATTCAAAACCTGATTGTCCTGTAGTAGTAGAACCAGCACCAGCAACAAGGTCACAACAGTTTCCTATGTTTGTCTGTGCAGTAGTTCCTGCAGATTGAGCTATAAACACTGTATATGGATCATCATAAACATATGCTTTTATATCTGTAGCAACAGTTCCTGACGGCCAGTATTGTGAATATACGAAAGAGCCATCCGCAGCGGTATATGATACTCCACCAAAAACGCCTATATTATTAACTTCTGTAGCAGTATGAGGTGTTAATACCCCACCACTTGTTATGATAACTACATCACCTGTAAAGATGTTTTCAGCTAATCCAGAAGTAATTGTATAAACATTTGCACGAGAGTAACCATTACCACTAAGATGACGAACGGGTGTTAACCCAAAAGCAGCATCAACATTTGCCATTTTTTTCTCCTAGTAAAAAGTTAATCTTCCATGACAGACACCTGTCTGCCACCACTTACTGAACTCTTCCTTTCTTGAAAGATTGGTTGTCCAGTTTTTTGACCTAATGAATCTAAGTCTCCAGCAAGTGACTCATTCTGCTCAACGCTTCTATTGTTATAGTAAGCCTTCATAGCTCTATGTTTATCAATTGGCATTTCGCAAAGCATCATACCTTCAACTCCGATACATCCTTCCCACTTTCCATGATTAATAGTTGGAAACAACTTACTCTTCACAGTACTCATAGGACGCGGTTCCCACCCTTCACGCATTCTTTTATAGACGTTATCAGGTGTGTCCTTCCCCTGGATCGAGGTAGCTACCCATCGTTGTACATATCCTGGTCTCGCTTCAGGTGCATCTAACAATGCTGGTGGTGTCCAATTTGTCTGAGGTCTTGACACCTCATCTCGAACACTCGTTCGGGTTTCTTCTGCTCTTACATTTCTATTTTCAGCCATGATTAACTCCTTTGACTTTTCTGTATTTCAGAAGCGTACTTTTTCAAGCCAGCTTCATCATTAATTCCAAGTTCTCTCGCCATTCGTAACTGATCCTGTGTCATGCGAACCCTATTACCTTTGTATGGAGAGCCACCCGTAGTTGGTGCTACTGTCTTTCTACTTTTTACTCTCGTACTTTGGTCGTTACTTGATACTAACTCGGGAAACATTCTTTGTAAACGACTATTTAAAAGATTATAATAATCATCTGACTGCTTATCATGCCCTTCTAAATCTAGTTGTACATCTATAGCTCTTGCTGCAGCCGTTTCCCTTTCGTAACCTTTTGCATTAAACCAATTATTTCTCTCCCACCATCGCATTGCTTTCTCTGGTGCTGGATTGACTGACGCTTGTTGTGCTCTGCCAACTGTTGGTGATGCTGTTTGTTGTTGCACTTGCATTTGCCTTTGCAATTCATTGACTTTTATAGTTGCTCTCATATCAGCCAATTGTTCTTGAAAGTTAATTTGTGCTTGAGTATCACCTTCTTCAACAGCCTTAGTCAGTGCTTGTCGTGTCAAATCATATTGTTGTTGAAATTGGTTTTGTGCTTGTGTTGTTTGTTGTTGAACATTATTTCTTTCAAGGCGTTCTAACCTAGCTTTTAATTGTGCAGTTTCTTCTTGATACTTTTTAGATTCAAGTTCTGCTTGTCTGCGTTGTTCTGTTATTTTATTTATTCTTGTTTGAACTGCACGACTGTGTTCTTCGTCTGATAATTTTTTTGGTTTATCTTCAATTTGTTGTTCAGTTTCTTGTTGTGCTTCCTGTTTTGGTTCTTCAGCTATCTCGATTTCAAAATTTTCGTCACTAGCTTTTCGCTTAGTTTCTTCAATTTCTTTTTCGATTTCTTCCATTGGGTTTGAATTTTCATTCATGGTTGCGTTCTCCATGCCATTCGCAGTTATAGATATGCAGTTACTTCTACGCCCTCTGGCAAGATAGATGTTATCTCGTCATCGTTTAGTAAAAGAAACCTTACACCATTTATTACTAGTTTTTGACCAGCATACTTTCCATAGGTAACCTTATCGCCAACTTTAGGCTTATTAGATATTTTCCAGCTTTCGCCAGTACCTCTTTCTCTGTATGCAAGTTCACCAACTTTTGCAACTTGACCATGAGCAGTAAGATATGCTTCATTTTCTTTAGCCTTAGTAGGTAACAATATGCCACCTTTTGTTTGTTGCTTGATTTGGTTTGGTTGTATCAATATTTTCCAACCCATAGGTATTGGTAATTGATGTTGTCCGATTGTTGATTTAGTCTCTTCATCGGTATAGAGTTTAGCGACTTCATGTTGATGAGACATGGTTTATTCATCTCCTTCGTCTAACTTAGTTAAGGTTTCGTCAATAGTCACACACGCTTCTTCAAGACCTTGTGCTATACCAACGTCTTTTTGATATGAATGAAAGTCTGTTTCTCTACCTTCAATCATCTTCTCGGCTATCGCCGATTTCTTCTGTCTTAGATTTTGCTTTATCTTCTTCAGGAGTTCTATTGTGTTCATCTAGCTTTACCTCTCCTGCCATTGATACGCCAGTTACAAAGACTTGTACGTCTTTATTTTCCATATTTCTTAACCACTTTCTTCTTGCCTTTAGGTTTCTTAACTTTTGGTTTAACCATTTTTGATTTACCATACTTCATGCTTTTACCTCCTTTAGATATTAAAGATGAAAATTGTGTTCTGTTCATAGAATTACAATAGCCAATAAAAATTTAAAAGACAATTTCTATTTTTTTGTATCTACAATTGGTTCTGCGATAGCACTTTCACTATAAACATAACCTACAGATTGTTTGATTACCTTGCCATATTCAAGTTCATTGACTGCCTTTGGACAATCCTCAAACATTAATTCATCGTCAGATGGTTTTGCAGGCGTTTTAAGTGCTTCTTTACAAGCTCTATAATACTCATAATTAGGCATAACTCTTTCCTATTTATAAAATATATGGTCTGCGATAACCTTAACTTTCTTTTTTTCTTTTGTCCAATATGGTTTTACATAAACAGCGTGATAGTGTGTTGCATCTTTTACAACATCTATATTGTCAAAAATACCTTCATGCATATGCCTAGCTAACATTAGTGCATAGTTCCATGATTGTAATTCTTTTGGTTTGTCTGATTTGCCATCACACCACCAACTAAATTGGCACTTGTTTTTTATTGGAGCATTATTGAGATAATAACCTTGATAAACAACTCCACAAATTGTATTTGGAAATCTGTCATGTTTAACCCTATTCAATGTTACTTGTGCTACTGCAAGTTTCCCTGCAGTAGGTTGATTTCTTGCTTCATGGTATATATTAAGTGCAAGACATTCTACCTCATCTGCTTTAGCTTTAAAACAAGCTAAGAACAGAAGAAATAGTATAACCCAATATTTCATAATAACCTCCCAGATATTACTCCATTTGTTTTAAGATTATATTTGCTTTTATATCTTTGAATATGTTTTGAATTTTATAATGATCATCAGTTAAGTCTTTAAGTTGTGTACTTACAAACTTATGGACATTCTTTAATATGTCCTCATTGATACTGTGATCTAAATCTAAGCTCCTTAGAATATTTTCTTTTATATCAATTGCTCTTCTAAATGCATTATCAACTTTGAGTTCACATCTTGATATAATTTTTTCATCAAATCTATTATTCTCAAACTGTGTCCAAAATGGAAATACATTTACTTGCTCAATGATACCCCAATGATGAAGGGTATCAAAGAACTTTTTTCTCTCAACCTTTGGATCAGCTACAAGAGAATACCAAATTTTGGTGTGCTTCATTACATCCATTACTATGCTCCCTTTCCAATTACATCCATCTGATCCCATATGGATCGTCTTAACTTGAACTTGGTGTTACAGAAAGGTAGTTGCACTCTAACCCATTTATGACCCACTACTGCCCAAGCAAACCTAAGTCCACATATTGGTAGTCTCATCTGATTAAAATAAACATGAAATAATTTTGCACTGACCCAAGATTTTTCTTTAGGTTTTGTTTTGATTACTTTCTTCATAAAAAAATCTCCAATTTTTGTTGTTCATTAATTGTCTTAAATTGATTCTACCATATGTAAATACATAAGTCAACCCCTATTATGGGTTAATTAAAATAAAATAAACTATTATTATGGGTTGACATCTTAAAAGGGTTGTGCTATATTAATAAAAATGAACAATAAAATTTGGAGTAAAAAATGTTTGATATAGAAAAAATTTTTAAATCTATCTGCGATATGAGTTACGAGCAAAGAGAAGAACTTCTTAAAATGATCGTCAATAAAGAGCCAGATTTAGCTGATGGTTTGATTTGTTCTTTAGGAGCTAAATATCAGAAATTCAGAAAAGATAGAGGTGACGAATAATGGGAATGCATAATTACTTACAAAGTAGTAGCGATAAATTCTTAGATGTAGAATTACCTAAGATCATTGAGAACTGTGACACAGTTGGACAAGCTAAACATCAAGCATATACCTTATGGAATAGAGAATACAGAATGTGCCCTGATCTTAGCTATGAAGGTCTAATGGATCATGTAGTAGAAATGTGGAATGAGCATTGGTCTAAATATAATATGGGAGGTTGCTAATGGAATTAAATTTTATTTACAGTGATGGTGGTAGATCAAATTACTTTAAAGGTGAAGCTGGGGATTGTGTCGTAAGAGCAATCTCCCATGCTACTGGAGAAGATTATAAAGTAGTTTATGATAAACTATTTCAGATCAATAAAGATTACTTGTCTAAAAAGAATGATAAGTTATCTAAACAAATGAAATCTAGAACTAGAGAAAAAGGTGGATCGCCTAGAAGTGGTAACTACAAAAAGATTTACCATAACTATCTTTTAAACAATGGATGGAGATGGGTATCACTTCGTAAGTTTGGATCAAAAGAAAGAACTAAACTTGATGAGCTTACACATTTAGGTAACATAATAGTAGCAGTCAATAGGCATCTAATGAACATGAGACTAGGCACTGTGTATGATACTTGGGATAGTCGTTGGTCATATTGGTTTGATAAGAAGTCTGTAAGGACTGCTAATGGATATTATGAAAGAGAATATATTTAATATGTCAGTCATCATAAAAAATAATCCTCTCATAGTTAAAGAAATATTATCTATGAGAGAAAATGGAATTTCACTTAGAAAGATAGGTAAAAAATTTAATTGTAGCTATGAAACAATTAGAACAACAATTGATCAGAACAAAGAAGGTTACAAAAAGAAACCACGAACAATACGATTTCCTAGTCCTAAACAGATGTTAGGGGATGCCATAAGATGTGAACATTGTGGTTTTGGTATAATACCAACTGGGTATACATATTATTGGTATGACAAAGATGAGGAAGGTAATAAGATATTTAATCAAAAACATACACGAATAGGATTGTGTCGTTGTTTTAAAAATGAGTTTTATAATAAAGAAGATGTTTCAGATTTCATTCAACAAAAAATTAACGAACAACAAGAAGAAATAGATAAATTTGAAAAAC